ATCTATATCGACGTTCCACTCACGTCTCTGTCCGGCGATCAGCTTCTCCCGGTATTCCAACTCCACAGCCCTGATATCGGGCGACAGGTTGTTATTCGTCCCGTTCGCCATATCCGTCCTGATTCGGATGGACCTAAAAGCCGTGCCTACTGAAGTCCTCGAAGCCGAACCAGCCGTGGCGTCAGGCAAGTGGTAGGCGTGTACCCCATCGGTCGTAATCGTACCCAACGTCGTGAAGGTATCGTCATCATAGTTTAGGCCAAAGGACGGAATGACCGTCTCATTACTAGAGCAGTCTGCCGTCTCAACATTGATCCGTACAGCAATCTTGTCCACGTCGGACCGACCAGCGTTGAACCAGGGGCGATCATCTTGGGACGAGTCCGCATACTCCCTGTCGGAGATTTCCGACGGGCTGACCAAGTCGATAGGCAGCTCTAAATATTTCACCCGGCGGTTGTGTCCAAACCATAACCGATATCCCGAGTAGGCATTAGACACCAAGGACGCCGTCATTGCCTCCGTTGCCGCTGCCGTCTCGTGAAGCACCTGCCAGCCCATTCCGTTCCAGCCTAGTATCAATGACCTACCGCTATCCACGTTGAATGCTCTGGCTCGTGACCGTAGGCCACCTGAAGCGAAGGATGCGAACGATTCTGCCGCAGCCGAGGTAGAATCGACCAGGGCCACGAGATCGTTGTGCGTCTTCTCAAGGCGGATGATCTTGCCACGCTTGGATGACGGCAGTCCCGAGTCTCTATCGGGGCCAACCGTTCTGATGGTTGCCTGGTTGCCACCGACTCTGTACTCGTAGACGCTCAGGCCGGCAGGAATGTACGCCGCGTCTCTGAAGCGAGCCACCCCTGCGCCCGAGTCATCGTGGAAGGGAAGCTCCATCTCAGTAGCCACGAACCGGTTGTTGTTGGCGTCGTGGGCAAAGAGGCCCTGTTTTGTGCTGGCGTAAAGTATGTGCTCCCCCCCAGCGTCACGGGCCACGAACAGGTCCTGCACGTTGTTGTTCTCAAGGGGCAACTGGGCATCGTTCGTCCACGTCCCCGTTGGGTCGAATGCCCAACGGAGCTGACCGGTCGAGTCGATCCCCCATAGCCGGTCATCCCAGACGGCGCCGTACTCCACGGCGGTTGTCCGGTTGGTGAACGTGCCGCCGTCTGTCGTATCGACGTAGCCGGTGCCGTAGAAGATGATCATGTAGACCGTTCCGTCAAGGCGGGCGGTCAGGGAGTCCGTCGGCAGGGCGGCCAGGGTGGCTATGTTGTTGCCCCAAGAGTCCCCGTTAAAATCATACTTCCTTATGGACGTGGAGAAGGTGGCGTAAGTCTCGCTGGCGAGCTCGGCCAGGACGCCAACCTCGAACGCGCCCGAGACGCCCGAGGCTGCCGTGGTAGTTACCTTATCAGGCAGGGTCATATGCCCGTCTTGCCTGAGATGGGACGTGCCGTAGAAGATCCGCGCCACATCCTCGTCTCGACCGTGGTCCTTCTTGCCGATACCGCCCTGAGCGTTGTCCCAGCGAATTCTGCGGACACGGGCGTTAGGGATGGCGCCGCCACCGACATCGCCTGTGTCACGGCCGACCGGGTAGGGCGGGACAACTACGGTCGCCACCGGGCGGCGCAGGCTATAGAACACGCCGTTCAGCGAGACTTCGTCCTTCGATATGATTCGTGGGGTGGTCAACCCTTAGGCCCGTCCGCTATTACGGCTATCCACGCTACTGTGTCGTCATCTGTTGCAGCATCTATGTAAAACGTACTTAGTGCGATACTTCCCGGACTGAAATCTATCCAGTCCGTCGTGGCATCTATGCCCCCGGCCGCACCCAGCACAAACCCGTTCGTCGCGGAGACATCACTGTTGCCCACATATGTGAGGCCGCTATTGGCCGTTGGTGCTGTGAACTTGATCTTCACCACTCTATTGTTAGAGTTCAGTACCTGGACAGCCGTGGCGGCCGTACTGACCGTAACTATATCTGAGTCGAATCTCATAGGATACCCTAGACGCCAGCCACGAAATATTCGAGATCGCACGCCGCTGTGTTCGCAAGAGCCGTAATCGAGGTCAGGTCGTCGAACGAGACCGTCAAGGCCGATGCCGATGCGTCGTGAATATCCACCACCCCACCCGAGTTGTCGGCGGCAATGATGAACGAATGACCCGCGTCCAACTTGTGGGCGCACTCGGCACTGTTCTCGCTGGCAAAGATGAGCTGGATGTGGTTCGTGTCGTCCTTGTTCGTAAGACGGATGTACCGCACGTCAGCCTCGTCGAATGTGCCAGCGCCAGGGTTGGTCGCCTGGAATGAGAGCACGGTTATCTCGGAGGTGGGAATCTCCACGATCCTCTGCGAGACCTCGGTCACGGACGAGACCGTCAGTGTGTTTGTGGCCCCCTTGTCTTGCCCGTTTAACGTGACGGCCTCGGTGATCGTCACGGTGAGTGTTGCTGCGGTGATAGTCGTTGCCATCAGGTAATAATCCTCGCATCCTGAAGTATGTCGAACCGCCTACGCTGTCGTTCACTCAGAGCGAACCAGCCGCCAGACATGGATTCCTCATCGCCGGGTCCTACTGCCAGTAGCGCCGTGGCCCTGTAGATAATGTAGGCCGCATGGATCTCCGTGGTCGTAGAGTCAGCCGTCAGCAACGCTGGCGTATCGCCGCCCGTCAGCTTCATGGCTGAGTATCCCGCCAACGACCTAGCGGTGTCTGAGAGAATAAGGTCTCGGGACTCCTTCTCGATACGCCATAGGTGCTGCGCTATGCGAGTCCACTTCTCCGTGTAGTCCTTGGTAACTCGCACATCGTCAATCCACAGCGTCTCGACCCCCGCGTCAACATCGTCCTCGATTCCCAGCGAGATGATGGCCGTGTCCTCGTCTGCGGCATCCAGGGCGATCCGGCAGAATTTCCATGTATCTTTCGTAAGGGCAGGAAATGACAGTGTTTCAATAGGCGAAACGGCAGCGGCGGTATCGTCCAATAGGAACTTGAAGTCCGCAGCCGACGTGGTCTTGGAGCACCGAGCCCAGAACTCCAGGTGGGTGTAGTTCGAGAGGTCTACCGACGTGATGGTCTTGTGGGCGATCACATCTCCTGCCGATACGCCCGCAGCCAGAACGATCTTATTCGCACCGATACCCCGCTTCTTCAGCGTAGTGTCGGTACTGACGGTAACGGACGTTCCAGCAGTCCAACCGTCGTCGGCCTCGTCCAGCACCTTCTCGTCCACTGTGCGGTGCTCCAGCCGGTTGATCATCGTGATGCCAGTCGGGATGTCGAACCGGGTGGTCTCGGCATCGAAGAACAGTTCCCTGTTTTCTACAGGGTCGAAGGCCCGGCCGGTGATATCAAGAACCGAGTCGTTTATCGCGTCGTGGACACGCTCGGGCTGGTACATCTCAGACCAGAGAATATATGTGTTGCCGCTCGAAATCACTGATAAGGCAGTCGCCGTTGGGGCAATAGTGATAGTGGTTGTCCCTGAATCGTAGTCGGCTACACGCCGAACTTCACCGCTATTCGATCCCGATGTGAAGTGAACCCATTTGCCATTGTGCTCGTTATCGCTGCCTTGGAGTGTTCCGTCTACCAGCGTCGTAGTGGAACCATTCGCCGAGGCAGTCGAAGCGAATATGGCATTCAGATTCCTGCCAATCGAGGTCTCTATCTGGAGGCGGGTTCTTCCTTGAAGTACCATTCGACAACCCCTCTAAATCATTCGACCCGACCCAGTTACCCCAGGCCGGGTCGCCATGTACCGCCGTTTACCTTTCCTGGGCTTAGGTCTCTTGCTCTTCCCCTTCTACGCCAGCAGAAACCTTTGTTTTCTCCAGATCGCCAGTCCCGTTGGAACCTCTGTCGGATAGCGCAGACTGTAGCGTTGCTATCTCGGCCTCTTGTTGGTCGTTCCGAAGACCGAGCACCTTGTTGGTGAACTGGGCCAGGAACAGCTTGTCCTCCTGTATCAGAGACATCAGGGCAGTAGTTGCCTCAACGTCCGTGACAGGCTTGCCGCCGATTGAGAGGAAGGGTTGCTGGGTCATAGCTCTTGATTTCCCATATGGGAGATGTGCCGTTTGAGCCTGGAGTCAGCCTTACTTTTTGCAGTCGTCTTGAACGCCTTGCCGCACTGGCACCTACCTTCAGCCACTCGCTCGTGCCCTTGAGGCTGGTAGACCTCGGCTACGGGCATTTGCTCCGCTTCCTTCACCTCGGCCACATTGGTGGTGTGCTCCACGCCTGTGTCGTTGTTGGCGATCAGGTTGTCAGCAGCGGGCCGTGCTGACAGGGACTTGAATATCTCGCGTTGTAGATCACGGTCCTCCTCCCGCTCGCTCCGCTCTCTCTCCTCTGTGATCACGGCCCATTCTCGGGAGTGCTTGAACTTCATGTGCTGCTGAAGCTCGTACTCGTTCGGTATCGTCGCCTTCTGGCAGCCCTTCTGAGTCAGTCCCTGCTTCTTCAAGGACTCGAACTCAGGCTGATCGGCGTGGAGCAAGCACTTGATACTGCCCCTCTGAGGCCCGACAAGCGGCTTGATCTTGGTGAATACCCTGCTGCCGTCCTCTCGCGTCTCCAACATCTGCTTTGACAGCATGTTGTTGTTGATGTCCGACGATTCTCGGGTGAGGGTATCCCACACTCTAGTCATGCCGGCGGAGGCTAGGTCGGTAACGATCATCCCAGGCTTGGCCGGTAAAATCTTCCCGTCCTCCCCTACCTTCTCAGCCTCAGGCTGTTGCACGAAGTCACCAGCCTGAATCCCAGGCTCGATAGCCTCGATAGTCTCGGTAGCCTCTACCAGCCTGTCCATAGGTGTGGTGGTCATCGTTTACTCCAATGCACGGTTGGAACTAGTGGGCCATAGATGCGCTTGCCCTTTTTTACCCATTCACGCTGTTCGATCTCGTCAGCATACATCTGGACGAGATCGGGTGCCAGAAGATCTCCTCTGGTTATCATTTTTTCAAGGAGATGGGCACGCATCTCTATGGCGAACTCTTGGAGCTCGTCAATAGTATGTGCCCACTCAGTGGCGGGAAGTGCAAGGTCTCCACTAGGGATACTGAACGGCTGGACCTTGAAGGCCACTTCCGTTCCCATGTCGCCCATCCACTTTGCCAGCTTGTCCCCTCGATTGACAAAGATGGTCTGGTAACGATGGAACCCTCTAGACCCCAAGGACTGCTCATTCCGCTCAACTAGCAAGAAGCCCTTCTCGCCAGGGTCTATGTCGAGCGCCGTCGGCCATATCTTATGACCATCCTGGTGAGGCTGATCTTTGACCGGGACAGGCCGCGCCGATATGTCAATGGGATCGGGCATCTAGTATTCGATCATCAGCATGAGCTTTGCATCTGTGGTAGCCGCGAACATGGTAGGTGCGGCCCTTGCCGATCAGGGCCGCACCTGATTAGGTTAAGGCTAGACAGTCCAGTCGCGGATGCCCTTCGCTGCAACGTAATCGACCTGTAGCTCCTCGTTGGCGGAAGTGCGGTTCTCCATCATCAGCACTGCATAGAACAGGTCGCTAGTCGTTAGGCCGGTGGCTCCACTGGCTACCAGTTCCTCGTCATGCCATACCTCGCCTCCCCCACCTGGATGGAGGACTACCCGCACGATGTCGTACTCGTCTGCAACCATCGCGTCGGTCGCATTAGTGCCATTTGCTCCATAGTTACCACTATTTGACACTGCGCCACCATCACCACAGACCGCCTTCCATGCGTTGGTCGAAGCGTCAGGGTCCCATACCATTCCCAGCATTCCACCAGAACCGTTATATGTCATGGTGGCCGTAGCAAACTCAGCAGGCATCACCGGCGTACCCAACGCCATCGTCTCAGTAAGTCCAGCGTATACCGCCTGCCTCGTGACAACCGTGGGGCACTTGAACCGCGCCTCAAAGCTGACTGGCCCCTTGGACGGATCGAACTTGCCCGCAATAAGAACGACATTGTCGTTGTCAGCGGTATCAGTGGTGAACTGTATGACACCACCGCTCTCGTCCACAATCTCCGCCACTGTGCCCTCATTCTCGCTTATGGCAGCCCATCCATTGCCGCCAGGTAGGTCGTTTACTCCGGCTACAAGGGTAACGTCACTCGCAAGAGCGGTGAAGTCGTTAAATGCCCTGATCTCTCCAAATGAACCCTGTGGCATGTGATTCTCCTTTGCCTAGATTCTTTAGGCCCGTATCTGCCGATTAGCTAGTGGGTGCGGTAGCGTCGCTGATGATTTCCTGTACCCAGTTGTTCTGTCGAATTCCGTAGGCGTGGGAGTCGGTGTGGGTCACGATGTCCGACCCGCCGCCGATCCGAGGCTTTCGCTCGACTTCCATCCGTGGGGCCAACTCCTCGACGTAGACTATGCCTTCCTTGGCGAACACGCCCGCCTTGGCATCGTCACTAGAGTCTATGGTCAGGTCGTTGTTGGCAAACGACTCTGCGTTGTTGATCATCCCCCGGAAGCCGCGCTGGAAGACCTTGAATGTCTCCGAACCGGACGAGATATCGTAGGTGCCGACCGGGGCGGTGAACTGGTCGTATATGTCCTTGAGCTGGAACGAGTGAGCGACGAACCTGATCGGAGGCCGACCGGGCTCTGTGGAGTTGCCCTCCACGTTGGACGCACCGGCAGCTACCAGGCCGAAGGTCATCGACGAGCCGGCCGAGCCGAGCTGCGTGGATGAAGTCGAGTCGATGGTGGTCAGGCCGTCCTGGTTCCGCTTGCGCTGCATCGCGTTCTGGGACAGTGACGCGATCTCCCGGAGGCCGTTCTGGGTGATGTTCCGTTTGGCCTTGTCTGTGAGCATCGTGGCGATCTGGACCATCGTGGGCGTGATGGCGAAGTCCGTGTCCGAGACCTGCTGGATGTTGTCGTTCTCGGTAGTCTCGGTAATGGCCTGAGCCGTGAGCTTGGCATACGAGACCTCGTGCCATGTGTCCCCCATACCCTTGCCGAGAGTCTTCCTCTCAACAAGGCCGACCATGTCGCCCTCCTGCTCTCTAACAAGGCGAGCGGAGGTTATCATCTTAGGGATCGAATTGACTAAAGACTGAGTCGTCGTCGGTGTGGTAGCCATTTATATCTCCGCTGTGTGTGTGTTATGCGCCTACGCCGATTGACTTATGATAGTCCAGAATCCGTTTTCTCACACTGGGTGTAAGTTGAACCTGTCCCATCCCAACGGCGTCCTCAAGCTCAGAGCCTGATAGCTCGCCGGTTACCGCCGCTGTGCCGGACTCAAAGGACTGGGCCTGAACGGCTCCCCGCTCGGCGTTTGTTAGCCTTGCCTTGAGATCAGCCATCTCAACCCTGTCGTTGACCGCTTGCCGCATAGCCTCGGCACTATCGTACTGGAGAAGGTCGTCTGCGTCGATGGCGCCCTTGGATTCTTTGGATAACTTCAGGGCCGCCCTGTACCTACCCTTCTCTATCGCCAGATCGTTCTGATGCCTGGCCTCGATCTCAGTAGCTTGAAGGTAGTTGGCCTTCTGGGTATCGCCAATCTGGTGGGCAATGCCAATGGCTTGCTCCTCCGTGTACTGATTGGTTGCCATCAATTGACTGGCTACCTGCTGCTTGTACTCGTTGACCTGGGTATCCAGTTCATTAAAAGCAGCCTGCTTTTTGAGCTCGGTCAGTTCTCTTTGCGCGGCCTCCAAGTTCTGCTTGTCTATGGAGTCGGCTGAAGGAATTATAGGAGGGGTAGTCTCAGCCGGAGCAGGAGCAGCCTCAGAGGCAGGAGGAGGAGTGGAAGCCTCGGCAACAGGTTGCGCCTCAACCTGTGCCTCAGGTTCTGTCTGAGGCTGCTCCTGGACCGGCTCAGTATCTGGAGCAGTGGAGGCTTCAGCAGCCTCGGTGCGCTCCTCTAGCACTCCCAGTGGGGTATTTTCGGACACGATATCGGCAGAGACCGACGTGTCAGTGGCCTCTGCTGGGATCTCTACCTGATCTACTATGGTATTTTCTGTGGTCATGTATATCCCTTAAAAGAAAGAACCACCTATTTATTAGGCGGCTCGGCGCTCATGGAGACAGGTATTCAATTGGTGCGGGTGCTTTACACGACACTATCATAGACTATCTTAGAGCAGGACGACCCGTCAACCCCCCTACCTTGACGTTCTCCATCTCCCGTACATCGGGGTTCATGTTAGGCGGGTACTTCACGAATCCGACCATCCGCTTGCATCGGCGGCACCACGTCTCGCCACGACCCCACTCGATGTGGTTGATTAGGAGCGCGTTACAGTGAGGACACTGGTACTTGCTCATCGGCGCACATCCGCTACATAGAACCAGTTGAACAGAGCCTCAGAGAGATCACGGCGGCCCGCTTTAAGTAACTGGTTAGACCTCGCCCTGTGAGATTCCTGTATCGCTGCCTGTTCCGCACGAGACAGGGCTCGTATGATGGGCCTTGGGATAGGTCTCAGATTGGTATTTCGTTTCAAGTATTCTAGTTGCTCAAGAGTGAGGCCACGCTTCAGGCGGAGGAACGCCTCATTGAATCTAGGACTGTTTATATCCCCATCAAGGGTGAAGCCATCGCGGAGTTGTGGGTCTTGGAAGAGGGCGAAATACTGGGCCAATATCGGATCGCTGGTGTCGCTGAACTCTTCTCCAAGACCAGCACCTCTACGCTCGCCCGCAAATCTTTTCCTCGCATCCCTGACGTTCTGGAACGTAACTGTATTAGTATCGATCAGGTTCTGGTATACGATCTGCTCCCGCCGGTTAATGTCCTCTAGTTTGCCCGAGAAGATGCCCCGTCCTCTGGTCACGGAGGTCTCCAGCCGTTCTGCCAGCTCAGGAGCGAACTGTGGTTGAGCTCTGGTAAACCGATCCATCCATCTCTCTTTGACCGGGAACTCCTCGTCGGGGAATATCAGAGACACAGCGCGGTCCATGAACTGCGGCGTGGTCTCGGCACGAATGTTAAGGCCCGGCGCCTGGAGCACCCGGCCAGCAGTACCTATCCGACCTTCAGTCTCGGGGACGACCGCTGCGACGGCAGGGATACGAGTCCTTGCCTCTTGAAGAGCCGCTTCGCCAGGGCCAATGGGGAGGAATAGGTCACTCGCGAGCTGGGCACTACGGGAGACGATACCGCCTAACGGCCCCACAGTATCTATAGGCTGTCCGTAGAAGTTCTCGGCCTTTTTTTGGTTTGTAATCGCCCTGAGCGGGACGGACTCCCTAGACGACAAGAATGATCCAGGATTGAGTATCCTGAGTGCTGTGTCCATCTGGTTTACCAAGTCGAGCATCAAAGGGACCCCACTACGCCCAACAAGAGGGATGTTGGGAGATGCGAAGTCCCGATTGTAACTCACTGGCAATGGACCCCAATTGTCCTTTGACAGGGGCACCCACCTCTCTGCCGGGAGTGGTTTCCCAGTCGAGGCGAAGTGGATCACGTTGGCTACAGATAGCAACCCAACGTAGGCACCGATCCAGTGCTTACGCCAGAAGGCTGATTGCGGTCCCCGAATAGCACCGGTCGCCTGTCGTAGAAGCCCTTCGCCCTCGCCGGGAGAGAAAAAGGCACGAGATAGGATTCCACGAACAAATCTATTTTGGAATATGCTCTGTTCGGCCGGGATGGTCGAATATTTAAGATTGGTTCTCCGAGCGATCTCTCCGTTGAGTTGTGCGTCTGTGTGATTTGGGAACTCCCTAGCTAACATCGGAGCGATGTTGTTACGAATGTCCGTGATCTGCGCCGCGGGATACCAGCCCTCGAACAGGCCCCGCCTCGCTGCACTCTCGAACTCTGCAACGATCCTCATCACAGAGCGTACACCGAGAAGGTTGTTCTGCTGGGCAACCACACGAGCAGCCTTATCGATGTCCCCAGGCAACATCGTCGGGTCGATTACGGAGAGACCGCCCTCCATAATGCCCCGGAAGTGGACACCGGGCCGATCTGGCAGCAGGGGCTCGGTGCTGTTAAGAGTCTCCCGTATTCTTAACCGGGCACCCGGTCCCAGATTGGCTTGAATCATGCTTGTAGCTGAACGAGGATAAGCCGCCAGTTTCTTAACGGCAGACACGGGGTGGCCGTGATATAGGTCATCTACCATAGCCGCCCATGAACCGAACTGGTTTCTCCACAGGAAATCGATCTGTTGGAATAATGACCCGATCAGTTTGGCCCGTTTGGGAATGAACGTGACGGCATCTACTACCTTCAACAAGTCGATTTCCTTGCCGAACGGATAGATCTTACCCACTTCCTTCAAAGGGACACCGTATAGGGTCTCCAAGCGGTTGGCTAGTTCGTCCGGGACGACCCATCGCTCAGTAAACGCCACCACGGGAGTGCCATCATCTGCCACAGTGGCATAGGGCTTGCCCCGGAACACGGGGCCTATATCCGGGGTGCGCCAACCAATAAGTCCCTGTTCTCGACTATTAGGAAGCGCAAGTTCTATCTGCTTTAGGTGGTTTATAAGGGCGGCCTGCTCACGGTTCCGTATACCCTGTAGCCGAGACACCCGCCACTGCTCATAAGGATTCCAGAATAGCGGCTCAAAGCCCGCCTCACGCATCTCTCGGTATGTGGCATTCACCCTCGGCATCTTAAACGCTGGCCGTCTGCCGACGCTGCCCTTTACAAGTTCGCCTGAGTCGGCAAACATGCCCTCGGGCGGCTTCCACCCACGGTAGAAATAGTCATCGACTCTAGCCATGTTGGGGTCGAAGTCGATACGCGCCTTAAACTCCCAGTTGGTCAGTTCTCGCAGCCTAGCGAAGTCGTCTGCGAATTGAGGCGCCACCACGATTTCACCACGCTCTACCGCAGACGGGTTATGGAGCGCGTTGAACAACTCGTCTAGTTGGGGGATATCTTCCTGGCGTGGCACTGTACGGCCACCAATGGCCTTGCCGATACCTGACCGCTGGAGACTAGCACCTCCTTTGTCAACAATAATTCTCGCCTCGTTCTCGGCCGCTCTCACTGCGCCTCCGTGGCGCCGAAGAAGAGTTTCTCGCGGCTTCTCACCTCTGGTCGCCTGGTTGGCAATAGCAATAAACGTATCCAGGGGCTGATCATCTCCCGCTGGGTCTACGATACGCTGGCTTCCCCCGCCTCCACGGAATTGTCCCCTGTATTGCCCAGGAGTAGGTACATCAGCAGCCCGTGTGGCAGTGGTGGGGGCGACTGTGGGCCGTGCGGGGGCGGCGGGCTCGAAAGATACAACTGTATCTCCACTAAAGGCTTGTTGTAAGCGTTTGCCGACCATCTCCGATTCCGGCACCCTGATAATGACACCGTCATGCCCCTTGCTCCGTATTACCTGACGTAGACGAATGACTTCCTGGGCATTGGTGGGTACATGGGAGATAAGCCTAGCCTCTGCTGTTAAAGCTATCCACTCAGAGTCCGAAGAGATAACTAAAGGATTTCTCAGACTTACTTCAAGTTCATCTACCTGGGGTCCAAAGTCTTTAGCAAACTTCCTGCTAGGAGATGCGTATGTTGCCTCCCCAAATATGGGGCCTTGAACGAAATGGGGATCATAGATCTCTTCGAGCGTTTCCCTTCCAGAACCCCTGAATAGACTTCCCCTAAACGGCTGACCCGTCTGTGCCAGCTTGATATCAACACCCTCCCCAGCAGCCCGTGTGGGGGCGGGTACATCAGCAGCAGCCCGTGGGACTCCGGGGAGGGCCGCTGCCTCTGCTACCTCTCGTGTGGCGGTAGGGAGGGCCTCAGCAGCCCGTGCGGTGGTAGGGACTACCTCGGCAACCCGTGCGACGACGGGGGTAGGAGGCCGTGCGAGACTTAACTCCCCAAACTGCTCAATGGCCTCGCGATTCCAAACCACACCTTGGGGTAGCTCTCCCATCATGTGGCCCCGTACTAGTACACCATCAAAACCCTGTTCCTTCAGGGTGGCAACTGCCTCTAGGCGACGATTAGAAGGTACGGCTGAGATGTCAGCGAATCTCCCCCGCAATGCTATCGGAACCTCAACGGGAGGCTTTGCCTGCTTTATACCTATTCGGGATAGAAACTCTGGCTTCCAGAAACCAACATTGTAAGGTTGGTCAGCTATTTGTACTACCCCGCCTGTGAAATCGGGACGTTCCTTAAATTCCCTTATATACCGGAGTGCAACCTCCTCCTCACTCTCCGTTATATACCGAGTGCCACGGAGTCGGCGAATTTCTTGCCCTAATGATTCGACAAGGTTGGTGCGTTGAACTTGATTAAGTTCTCGTAAGAAGTTCCACTTAGCAGTAGCACGGCCCGTCCATAACTGAGGAGCATTTGAAAAATAAACTCCGCTCGTGCCCAAGTCCCCTACCAATCCAGGCTCGCGTGTTTGACTGATATCTCCGCCTACACGCAATACTTGCTCAAGGCGAGAAGGGTCACTTGTGACATGAACCGATCGTAGTTGCCCGCCTTCTGTAGTCGCTACGTTACCAATAGTCTCTATCTTGGGTGTAACTGGAATCTCAACCGCACCTTCCGGTAGGGCAGCAGCCCGTGCGGTGGCGGGGGTAATGGGTACATCAGCAGCCCGTGCGGCGGGAGTGACAGGAGTGACAGGAGTGACAGGAGTGACAGGAGTGACAGGGGCGATCAAGGACGGACCAGCCGGTCCTGGAGGCAGCGCCAGTTGCCGGGGCGCACGGATTCCAGAGCCTAGTGCTAGTTGTTGGGGGGCACGACCACTAGGGCCTAGTGGCATCGTTCTAGGCGGCTGTATAGGAGCAGCGGCAGCACGAGCCCCAGGGCCTAATGCCAGTTGTTGGGGGGCACGAGTTCCAGGGCCTAGTGCCAGTTGTTGGGGCGAAGGGGCTCCAGGGCCTAATGCCAGTCGCTGAGGCGCTTCCACGGTTATCCTGGGGATAGCCCCGGCTCTAGCCCCGGCTCTACCCCTCAACGATCTCACTACGCTTCTTACAAAAGGCCTAGCTGCGCCAACAACCCATTCAGGATCGGCAGCTATACCTATGAGTTGTTCGGGGGTAGACCTATCTCTGAAATTAGCGACGACCTCATTTGCAAGTGTCTCGGCTTCATTCGTCCGGCCAAAGTTTATGGACGAGATGGTATTGGCTATCTTCCGTTGAGAGTCTCTGGCCTTCTCTAATCCCTCTGGAGACGTGAGTCTGAATATAATTCCGCCTTCGGCCCCTTCGTCAGCACCAGGGATTCTACTTAACGGACCTGAAATTCTCCGGCCTATGTTGAGCGTCCACCATGACAACCATGCCTCGTGGGTAAAATCCCAGGGCTTGAATACTTCACTGGCCGCACTTCCTAGTCCGCCCAGAATACGGCGACCAAGATTCCTATCTGGTGGCGTCGCGCCAGGCATCTGTATCCCAGGAAGGGCAGCAGGAGGCCCTGGAGTTAACGGCGCGGCCCTAAAGGAAGGATCTGGGGCTCTTCCTAACTTAGGGACAGGGGCGCGGCCGGGCCATTGCGTAGGATCGACCGGAACAAAGGGTTCTACTTCGACTGCGGCAGCAGGCCCTACACTCATACCTTTCCCAGAAGGACGGACCTTCCGAAGTTCCTGGGCTACACGGTCTTGGGAAAAGGTTGGCAGTTTAAGTTTTTCCCTCAGAACATTCCGTTGGATCTCTTCTGCTGTCTGTCTACGCCAGTTGACCGATGGCGTAGGGGTCGGTTTCACAACGGGCAGCCCGAGTTTAAGGCGCATCATAATGCGCTCAATCCCGGATATGGGCTTGGCCGATTCTATCGTGGGAGGGGTAAGTGGAAGGCCGAGCTCTTTACGCCGTCGCCGACGGAAGTCGTCTAACGACTCCCCCGGTCGCGGTCCTTTCCAGGTTCCGTCGGTAGTCATGGGTTAGAAGGGCATGAAGGTCGTGAAGGGAGTGAACCTTCCGGTGCCTGCCCCCCTCTGTGACGGAGGAATGGCAGACATCTCTTGCTCTAAGTCCATCCCGGACAGGAACGGGTCCCATCGTGCTGTAGGCGGCTGACCCGAGAGTATCTGCTGTCCGAGTGTGCCTAAGAATCGGTTCTGGAACCGGCCGAACTGGTTCTCAAAGAGCCGTTGCTCGTTGAAGCTCATATCACTAGGCTGACGGGCAAACCAGGATGCCTTCTGCCCGAAGCCCGGCTCTTCTAGGTAGTCAGCAAATGGATTGTCTAATAGATCGGGTGGCATTGTCTAGGTAAACGAGAGTCGGCCCTGGGCAAATGCTGCGAACGGATTGTCCAGTGGGTCGAGTGCTTGCATTCTACGGCCGGCTTCTCTTCTAGCGTATGGCTGGAAGGTCGGGCTCAAACCGGCCGCTGCGATGGTCGGGAGTATGCTTTCCGCCTGTGACTCAAGGTAATTCCGTGCTGCAACCTGTTCGACGGAGGGGCCTGTCGTGCCGAAGTCTCCGAATAGGTTCTGTATACCTGAGAGATACCCTGTACCTGGAGTCATCTGCGTGCCGAAGGAACCGAATCCGCCGACCCTGTTCAAGGCGGCCAAGCCGGGGTTGGCTGCTCCTGCTATAGGGGCCGATTGCTTCTGTATGAAGTCACGGAAGTTGAAACTCTCTGTCGGAGTAGCCGCCGCTGAGAGGGCTCCTGCTGCCGATAGCGGGTCGAACGAGGCCCTACGGACATTGCGTAGCATTGGGTTTACGAAGGGACCCAGGGCCTGTTCTCTTGCGAATATATCGAATCGGCCTGAACGGTCTGCGCCGAGTCTTACCCGAGCGGCGGCAAGCTCCTCATCGGTATAGCCGGTGTCCCACTCGCCGTATCCGCCCCTGCCGCCTTCGCCTTCAATGGGCAGTATTTCTGTATCCGCAGGGTCAATCGGGTTGCCTTCGGCGTCGAGAACGCCATCGGCGATCCCTTGGGTGATCCACTCGCCAATGATACGTTCGGCATTACTCTCGGCTGACCTCTCAGTAAGGCCTTGCTCTTCAAATAGGTGGCCGAGTTGGTCAAACCCTTCCTGCCTACTAATTGCCCCAGTTCGAGCATTGTTCGTGATCTGGCTTTCGGTCTGCGTGCCATGTGACATCGTATCTCTCCTATTGGCTTGCTACGAAGCAAGCGACCTATCCTAGTGGGCTTGCGCCGTTGCGGGCTCCTGGCCGTGGCTGTCCCGGAGGAACTAGTGGGCCTTGCTGTAGGTTCGGCTCCGGTGGCGGTGCGCCAAGAACGGCGTTCGGGGCTACCCTCGGGTCCATCCTTGCCGGCTGCCCATTTGGGCCGAGTATACCACCAGGTTGCTGGGGTTGCTGGGGTTGCTGGGGTTGTGGGTTGGTGATCTGCTGGATCATGCCCATTGCGGTATTCTGGTCTTTCATCAGTTGGGCTTCCTGCTTGAGCACCTCTACCTCGAACATTCTCTGGTAGATGGCCGCCATCTCCATCTCGCCCTCGGCAAATGCTGCTCTAGCGAGCTGGAACGCCATCGCCACAGGCGTGGCCCTCTGGCCGGCCTGCTCCTTCATCCTGTCCATGATCTGGTCTGGGTCCTCGAACTCCAGGTACTCCTCCAGGATGGTTCGGTCGTCGAGGCCGAACTCCTTGGCGTTGAGTGCCATGCCCATCTTGGACACGTCGTCCTTGGGCAGGTTGGCCGATATCTTGACCATGATCGGAGGCAGGTCTCGTATGTCCTTGGGGTCTATGGTGTCCGAGAACCATTCCTTGTTATTGTCGTGCCCCGTTAGCTCGATAGGGTCGAAGCCACCGGAGGTGTACTGGTCGATCAGGTCGTTGAATATCTGGTAGTAGGCGGTCTCCATCGCCTTGATCATCGGCTTGATGACGGTAGCAATGCCCTGCGACAGAGAGTTGATGGCAAACCCAGATAGCGTGAACTGTAGCTCGCCGTAGGCCGAGCTTGGCAGTGATCCCCGCTGCTTCATGGCGTTGACGAGGCCGAGCAGGCCGGCGGTATCGGCGGCTGCGTCGTGCAGCGGCAGCACCTCGATCTGTACGCCTTCGGGGTAGGAGATACGGGAGCCGGACTTGAACGGGTCGTCGTCGAGCGTAACGGAGCCGTCGGGGGAGCGGATGATGACGACCGGCCTGAGAGATCGGGACGAGAGCTCGTACAGGATAGACAGCAGCAGGTTCTCTTTAGGGTAGATATCGCGGTTATTGGCGTATACGGACTCTCCGACGCGTGCTACCTCCGTCTCGCCCTGTAACGGGACGATTATGGGGGTGGCGCCGACGGGAACGATATGGACGGGGATGTTGTTGGAGCCGTGTCGGGTGGCCTTTTTGAGCACCTGGTCTTTGGTGCAGACCTTATTGATCGTGCCATCGTAGTAGTCGAAGACCTCGAATACGTCCTCGTCATCGCTTTTTGTCTCGTCTGACCCTTCGAGCGTCCTGACTCCGTACTCTTCCTTGATCTGGCCCCTGGTCTTGTTGACCGTGTGTACGGCCCAGGAGATACCGTTGGCGCCCATAGCCCAGGAGACCCGTTTGGGGTCCCACGGCGTGATATCGGCGAAGGTGGGGCCTCCGTCGGGCGGCTTTACCAGGACGTGCCGTCCGGCGATATAGCCCCTCACGCAGGACTTGAAGGCCATATCGCCCTGTAATCCTTCGGAGTACATGAGTCTACGGAGCCGTTCGTCGTTACTGGCTCCGAGACCTATGGCTACGCGTTCCTTATTGTTATGTTCGGACCGGGCGTTCCGGTTGGCCTTATCGGAGGGGACGGTTTTGATGCAGACGGCATCTGAGAGGAGGGCGATAGCCTTGTTGGCGAAGGTCTGAGGGTCGTTGGACGTGATCTGCTTATAGCCTGCGTCCCGTCCGTCGGGCTCTCCGCTCTCGTCGAGGGAGGGCTCGATGTTCGGTTTCAGGTTGAACAGGTCCATATCGTCGTCCATACGGGCGTGGAGGGTCCTATAGGTCTCGTTGAAGGACTCCACCCGGCCCTGGATCTGTGCAGGGGAGGGCGAAGTCGGCCGCCTCTGCCGTTTCTTTTGTTTTTGCTCTCTGCCGTTATCGGTAGTCATCGCATTATCGTGATCTTCATCGTGCCTTCGCTCAGGACGTAGCCTGACTCGTGCATTAAGCCGTACCGCAGCGCGTCCAGGGCATGATCGTTTTCGTCTACCGGGACTTCTCCCACAATATTACCATCGTTGTCCAGTCTCCACATATAGGCGGCGACCGTCCCCTCTTTCGGGCCTTGCAGGGGGTGCTGACCGGCGCCGAACTCGGAAATAATACCACTGCACCTGGGGGAGAAAACGATTTTAGGCTGTTGGGTCATCTGATCGACCTTTAGAAAGCGTTTGACGCATTCGAGGCCGGGTTTGATCTTGGATTTCTGCCCAAACGCGTAGATATGGGCTTTTTGCATCCACATCTCGGCTATCGAGGACATCGAGTGGTGCTGGTCCTTGTAATTGGGGTCGGAGACGAGTGTTTTGGCGGCTTTTTCCCACCATCCGGTCCACTTGGAGTCCGAAACGTGGTCGATCACGTCCGAGTGGACGAACCCGGTCTCGTAGAACTCGTCAAATACCTGCCACTGCTCGTATATCTGGCCCGCGGCGGTCTGTCTTTTGACTTTCTGGGCGGCGAGGATGGCGTGCGGGGACATTCCATAGCCTGGGTCCTCCCACAGGAAGACCTCCTCGTAGGCCGGCTCGTAGTCCACGTCCCTAATATGGATAGTGGGGTCGAACTCCTTGTAAACGAGGCCTTGTGGCGGCACGTCGCCGCCCATAATCCGTTCGATCCAGAAATCGTCGGAGCTTTCGGACTTGATACGCAGGATCTCGGGATCGTCGTAGCCGCCCGGATAGACGTGGACGTTAGTAGGGGAGGGTATTTGGAAAGATTTCCGGTCATTGTCTCCGGTGGCCCACGCCTTGACGATAGAGGGCCACCAGCCGATACCTTGAACGGACTCCTTGGTCCCCGACGCGGAGAGCCAGCCCGTTCTCGGGCCGAGTCTTAGTTGAACCCTGTTCCAGGTCTCGTAATCGAGCTGTCCGGCCTCACACAGGACTATCCCGTGCGGGCCTTCCATAGACAGGTCCATCGGATTGTCGGCCGACTTGGTCGAGACCGTAATGTCACCAACGCCGGGGTTCCGGTCCTTCGTAGTTCGGACTCTAACCAGTCCGGGGTTGACGTTAGCGGAGATATCGACTGCATCCGGCCCGTAGATCTTCAGCAGGCGTTCGCCGATGTACTGGAACTCTTTCCTTGTATTGTCGTACCGTCGTCCAACGAGCCACCAGATGACCCCTTCGGTACGGCCCGTCCTCCTGAGCTCCTCCTCGCATTTCGCAAGGTCTCCCGGAAGATGCAGCAGTGCGTCGTCCGCTACCGCCGTAGACTTGCCCCCCTGCTCCCCCCCTGACCCCGCCTTCTGCCTGTGGTTGGAGGCCAGGAACTCGGCCTGCGGGGCCGTAGGATGGGAGCCGATCATATCGAGAAGGGCCTGCTTATGGGCCGGCATCTCGACCGCGGACTCCCCCTTACCGGGCGTCAGGACGGCCGATACCTCGGGCGAAAGACTCTCCCCAACTACCACGTCAGTTCCACTCGGCGGTCAAAGAAGACTGCAACGGGAGCTGGGAAACGTGCTTGGAAATGGCCTCTACGAACTCCTCACGCACCGAGA